TAGGAACATTGTCTATTTCATTGCCATATACTGCAGTTGGCTCTAATAATGCGCCAAATCAAGTTCTTCCGGGGAGAGATTATAGTTCGGGTAATAGTCTTCAAGGGACTATTTCTGGCGGAACAAATTCAATGGTTCCGTTTGCTTATAATAATGGCTGGATTACTAGTGCAAGTGGGGCTGTTGTTGTATTTAGTGGAACTTATCAAGCAAACCAATGATGTTATAATGTGGTATAAGACGTTAGGTAAAGGCGTAAAAGATGACGCAGACAGTTTCTCGGCAACAATTCTTTTCCGCCGTAGCTCTTATGGCGGATTTAGATATACTTGCACAAGCGGTTAATTCTGATCCAAATAGCACAGCTTGGCAGCAATTTAACTCCGCCACCTGCATTGCTTCCTCAGACGCTTTAGCGATTTTAACTTTAACCACATTTAACTGGACTCAATTACAACTTAACGCCCTATTCACACTCGCAGCAACTTTGCCGGGAGCTGACCTCGCATGTGGTGCGACGATCACGCCTTCCAGCACAAGCGTTCCGACTGTATCAAGAGAACAGTTTTTTGCAGCGATTTCTATCGGCCTTCCATCTCCTGCTCCGGCGTCAAGCATGGATTTGCTGTCGCAGGCGGTTAATGCTGATCCAAACACAACTTTATGGATACAATATAATTCTGCGGTTTGTATTGCCCAAACTGATGCTTTGGCGCTTTTAGCTCAAACAACTTTTGGCTGGACTTCCGCACAATTAACTGCGCTTTTCACCCTTGCAGCAACCCTTCCCGGTGGAAACGCTTCTTGCTCCGTTCAATACACGCCCCCGATCTACCCGACTTCTTTCGGCGGCAATACCTATACAGCGCTCGACATTATAACATTAGCGTATAAAGACGCAGGTGTGTTGGGCGTCGGGCAGACCCTTCTTGCAGAAGACGTGAATGACGCGCTTACGCGGTTAAACATGATGATCGCGCAGTGGCGGATGAAACGCTGGCTTGTGTGGCATTTGATTGATGTCAGCGTGGTTTCGACGGGGGCGGAGTTTTACACGGTCGGTCCGGGTGGCGACATTAACGTGCCGACAAGGCCAGATAAAATTGAAAGCGCGTATTTTAGAATGCTGCCGGGAGCGAGTGGGACGCAGGCAGTTGATTACCCGCTTCAAATTCTGTTCTCCATGGAGGACTACGCAAGGATCACGTTAAAACAACTTGTGTCATTTTCTCAGTGCATCTTTTACGACTCAGGCTGGCCTTTAGGTAAAATCTATCCATGGCCACTGCCGCAAGCGAACCTTTACGAAGTTCATATTCTTCTTAAAGACACGCTGACAGAATTCAACAATCTAACAAGTCCTTTTATTTTTCCGCCAGAATATCTTGCAGCGATCCATTATAATCTTGTTGTAAGGACACGCGCTGCTTATAGACTTCCTCCAGATCCTTCATATGAGGGTTTGGCGGCAGATGCGTTGCAGACAATCCGTTCTGCAAATGCGCAAATTCCTTCCCTTGTGATGCCGGATAATCTGGTCCGTCCGAGCGTCTACAATATTTACAGTGACCAAACGAGGTAAATGAAATGACTATACCTGTTCGCTTTGGCTCCGGCTTTCGTCTCCACGACGGCAACAACATGGATAACGTCGCAGCTAATCCGCAATGGCAGCAAAATCCTGCTGTCACAGCAGTTGCTGGCGCACTTTCTTCATCAACACCAGTGTTGTTACTCGGCATCAATGTTGTCACGACAACCCCTTCAACGGGTGGAGTTGTGCTGCCTTCCGGCATTTTAGGCGGCATTGTTCATGTCCGTAACTCCGGTTCAAATACTCTTACAGTTTTTGCTGCCGGTTCTGACACAATCGACACGACTGCTGGTTCAACGGGCGTGACTATTGCAGCTGGTAAATCTGCGATCTTCTTCGGTTATGCTACAACCGGTAAAGGCGTGGATAGCTGGACGCAGTTCCAATCAGCATAAGGTGGCTGGTAAATGCCCCAGATCCAACTTGTTCAAGGTGCTTATGAAGCGCGGAGTGTCATCGCAAACGCTCAACGCTGCATAAACTTATACCCAGAACAAAATACCAAGGATGCAGAAGTGCCTTACACGCACTACTGCACTCCGGGGCTAACGCTCCTTACGCAAGGAATTGTTGCTGAAGTCCGGCAACTTTACACTGCGTCGAATGGGCTTTTGTTTGCTGTAATCGGAAATGTTGTTTACTACGTGCCAGATAATTTTGTGTTACACAATTTAGGTTTTATTGCTTCACAAAGTGGTCTGGTAAGTATGTATGATAATAAGTCTGTGCTTATTATTTTAGACGGATCAACTTATGGCTGGAGTGTTGATCTTACCACTTTAGCTTTTAGCGTGTTTCAGCCGTTAGGCTTTGTCGGCGGAAATCAAATTCGTTATCTCGACACGTTTTTGATTTCCTCTACTCTTAATGCAAATATGCAGTCGAGTGACTCCGGGGCTGCAACATATACCGCAAGTCCTGCAGCTCTCGCCACCATCACAGGTGATGCGGATCAACTCCAAATCATTGATGTGGTGCATAAAGAAATCTGGGCTTTTGGTCGAAGAACAACAGAAGTCTGGAGTGATGTCGGGGCGTATCCATTCCCGTTTCAAGGTATCCCCGGAGTTTTCCTACAACACGGGATCATCGCTCTAAGGTCACTGGCGAAGTGGGGCCTTAACATTTTCTGGCTTTCCGCTGACAACAACGGCCAAGCACTAATAATGATGGGCACGGCTTATAAAGCTGACATTGTGTCCACCCCTGCAATTTCAGATGAAATTGGAAAATACACTACAATTTCTGACGCGATTGGATATTGCTATCAACAAGGTTCGCATATTTTCTATATGCTGACCTTTCCATCTGCAAACGCGACTTGGTGCTACGACTTATCAACACAGCTTTGGCATGAGCGCGGTTCGATAGATAGTAACGGGAATTTAAATCGACATCGGTCAAACTGTGTTGCCCATGCCTACAATCAAGTTATTGTCGGGGATTACCAAAACGGCTCCCTTTATAAATTTGACTTAAACAATTACACAGACAATGGCAATCCGATCACAAGAGTTCGCTCCTTTCCGCATCTTTTGAATGAAGGAAAAAGGGTAAGTTATTCTCAATTCATGGCTGACATCGAAGTCGGCACGGATATCGATCCTTCTCAAAAGCCTATTATCACTTTGCAATGGAGCGATGATCGGGGCAAAACCTATAACAATGGTATTCAACAATCTCTTGGAGCAACTGGTGAATACAGAGTCATTCCTTCTTGGAAAAGACTTGGGTTCGCAAGAGATCGGGTTTTTCAATTGTCTTGGAGCGTGGCAACTGCATCCGCCTTAAACGGCGCGTGGATTGATGTTGAAAAGATGGAAACATGACATGCAGAAAGTAGTCGTGCCGACATCGCAAAAAGGGATCGTGGATGAAAACGGGTTTCCGTCTCGCCAATTACAAGCCCTTTTAAATGCCTTACAGGCCAATAGTGTGCCTGTTACTCATAATACTACAACTGGCGCAACGACGGGCGCGGTGGTATTGTTGCCTATCGCAGCGACGGTTCCGTCAGGTTGGCAAACAATTGAAACGGTGACATTGGGAGGTTCCCAATATCATTTGATTACACAGGTTTAGGAGAGGCAGATGGACCCGTTGACACTAGCTATGGCCGGAGGAAGCATTCTATCTGGCCTTGGAGGAATGTTTGGGGCCGGAAAACAGGCAAGTGCTGCAAGTCAAGCCGGACAACAATCCGCTCTTTGGCAGCTGTTGGGTATTCAAAACGCCCAAAACATGTTCGGTCAAGCACAACAAGCTCTTTCTCCTTACACAACTGCCGGGAGTAAATCTCTTGGCCTTTTGATGAATTACCTACAAGGCACAGATGCGCAAACCGCTGGTGTTGGCGGAGGCGGTGCGAATTTACTTTCTACATTTCAACCTACTCAATCACAGCTTGAAAACACTCCGGGTTATAAATTTTCCCTTTCCCAAGGCACACAAGCTGCGCAAAATGCGATGGCGGGTAAAACGCTGGGTGCGTCTGGAAATGCGATAAAATCTGGCGTGGATTATGCCACAGGGTTAGCAGGAACGACTTTCCAACAGCAATTACAAAACTACATGAACCAAAATCTCCAAGCCTATAATATGTTGATGGGCCCTTCTCAAGTTGGCTCGACCGCTGCAAATACTTTGGCTGGTAATGCCACGCAGTTAGGTCAAGGCATGATGGGGGCGTTTGGTGGTGTTGGAAATACGATTGGCGGGGCGACGATGGGCGCAGGTAACGCGCTTTCCGGTGGCATTCAATCATTGGCAAGCGGTGTTGGTCAGGCTGCAATGCTTCCTTATTTTGCACAAATGCAAAATCCGTCTCAAACATCTTACGGGCTTAATAGCCCTGCCTTTAAAAATGCACAGGCTTGGGCAAATTCTCCAACGTCAATGAGTAATGTGTTTACTGGGGGACAAGCTGAATATCCATTCCAGTATAATCAGTAAGGAATAAAAATGGCTGATGGCATTCCTTTTCCCCAAGCGCCGCAACCGCGCATCGCAAATCCTCTTGAAACTGCATCCCAAATGCAGGGTTTGGCTACGCGTGGTATTGAAGCCCAACGTGCGCAGCAGGCTTTAGAGCAGCAAGCACAAGATTACGCTGCAAAGCAAGCATTCGGGCAAATGATGCAGCAACACATTGATCCCGCTACCGGAGAACTCGATCATCACGGATTGATAGTTGAGGCTGCAAAAAATCCTGTCGCGTCCAGAATTGTTCCTGACATTTATAAATATTTAACAGAACAAAAAGAACTTAATGAAAAAGTTTTTCAAGCTAAAGCTGATACAGAGTTAAAACGGTTTGACGTGATGGGTAAAATAGCTCTTCCGCTTTTAGATAAAATCGGGAGAGGTGAAAATGCAACAGACCAAGACATCGCTGGTTTGTTTGGTGAATTAGCGAATGCTGGAATTTACAAAGATCGTAAAGCTGCGACACAGGCGCTTGCATCAGTTCTTGGTTCAAATGTAGGCACGAAAGATAATCGAAATCAAGTTGTGAGAAGTCTTGCGCTTTTTACAGAAAACGGACGGGCGGCTCTAAACAACACATTACAGTCGATAGAAAAACAAAAAGAGTTTATGAATGTGATCGGCCCGCAAGGTCAGCCCGGAGTTAAAACACGCGAACAAGTTCTTTCAGAAATGCAGGGCGGTCAAGGCTTGCCCGAACAAGATGTCGTGCAGGACGGGTCGGCTCCTCCCGTTGCTGGCGCGGCTCGGCAGCAGGCTCAACCCTCTGGGCCTGCTGCCACCTCCGGCTTTGTTCCAACCGGCATGGCTCCAGCACAACAAAAATATCAAGAGGGGCAAGTTGAGCAGTTTGTTAAAGCTGAAGACCAGATCAATAAAAACCTTACCGGTGCGTCTGCGATCCAGATGCGGATTGATGAAACGGTTAAGGCGCTGAAAGATTTCAAAACCGGCCCCGGAACTCCAACAATTATGAAATTGGCTGGTGTTGCACGGGCGCTTGGTATGGAAGATATGTCTGACAGAATGATGGGTGGCGGTAAAGGCGCGTTTGCTGCGGCACAGGAATTTGAAAAGCTCATGGTTCCGCATTCGATGGAATTGTTGAGGCAAACGCTTGGCGGCCAAGGACGCATCACAAACTTGGAATTTGAGAAGTTTGCTGCAGCCAATCCGAATCTTGAAACCGATCCAAAGGCGCTCGAAAAGATTTTTAACTTCTCCAAAAAGTTAAATGATCTTGCCAAGCTTGAAGCCTTTTCCCTCGAAGAATACAAAAAACACCATCGGGAAGGGCAGTATAGCATCACCCAATTCGACAATGAATTTATGAACCATCTCGTGCGGTCAAAACGCTTGTCGAGTGGTGAATATAAAGTAGAGTCTCCCGGCAGGTTCGCCTCGGCGAAAAAGGAGCAAGAATAATGGATGAGGCTACCGCATCTTCTGCCATCACGCTTTCTCCAAAAGAACGCGATTATGCTGCGCGCACACTTCTTTCCGAATTTGGACCAGATGTTGCAGGGCAAGCTGCGGGTATGCACGTCATTCGGAATAGATTATCAAAAGGAGGTTTTGGTGATACGGTGCATGACATCATTACCAAGCCTTATGCTTTTGAGCCTTGGTTACATGCGGGAACTGGTCGGCACAACGATCCTCTTGCGCATGACCCGCGATCCCCACAATACGCTAAAGCACTCCAAGTTGTGGATGCCGTAGCTTCCGGGCAGGTCCCAGACTTCACCCACGGAGCTACACACTTTTACGCTCCTGCCGCACAAAAACAATTAGCGATGAGTGATAACCGGCAGTTAGTGCCGGACTGGGCTACGCGAGAAGCACACAAACTCACGCTTGGCGGCACGGAGTTCTATGCCCCAGAAGGCGGCGGAAAGCGCGTCATCACGATTACAAAAGGCGAAGCGCCTGCAGAGGCAACTCCAGATTGGCTTCAAAAAGCTGAAGAACGCTTAACAGGCGGTGCGCCGGGAGAAGGCGCTGGGCAAGCTCCTACCCCCGAATGGCTGCTTCGTGCAGAAGAACGCATTGCTCCAAAAGGTGTAGCTCCAACACAACTTCCGCAAGTTGAAATGCAGCCGCCGGAAGGTTGGGGTGCTGGTAGGTCAATGTTGACCGGCGCGACACTCGGCGCTTATCCAGCTCTCGAAGCTGCGGGCAAAGCGATTTACCAAAAAGCCACGGGAGCAGGGCCAACTCTTTCAACACTTATCACAGGCGAGCCTACTGACCTCAAAGGGCTTTATGAAAAGAACCTTGCTGAGATCCAAAAAGAACGCGAGGAATATCAAGAATACGCTCCTCGCACCCACATGCTTTCTGAAATGGCTGGCTCACTTGTCGGCACGGCTTTGCCGATGGGGCTTGCCGCAAAAGGCGCAAAGATTGGTGCAGAACTGGTGGGCGCGGCGGCACCTCGAATTGCCCCGGCCCTACAGGCTGCGGGAGAATTTCTGTCAGGTCGTGCGGGTGAAGGTGCGGCAGGACTTGCAGGTTACGGAACACGCGCAGGATCTCTTGCTGCACAAGGCGCGGTGCAAGGTGCAGGTCAAGGACTTTTAACACGCGGTTTACAGCCGGAAGATCAAAGTCTTGGTCAAGGTGTTGGCGAAAGTGCCCTCATGGGTGCTGGCGCGAATTTGCTTTTCGGACCCTTGGTATCACGACTTGCCGCGCCTTTAAGTGCAGAGGTTAGTCCTGCCCTTGAACAAGCTGCGGTAAACGCAAATGCAAAATTTAATCTTGGCATTCGTCGATCACAACTTGGCTCCCCAGAACTTAAAAAGTTAGACGCACGAATTGTTCCGCAGCATTTAAACGATGAACAAGTTGCAAAGTTTTCTGACGCTGTTGCAAAACAGGTCGGTATTCGGGAAATGACGGAACAGGCTGTAAAAGCCGCAATGGATCGTGACGGCCAATTGTTGGAAAACATTGCAGCCTCTACGACCTTGAAAGTTGATCGTGCGTTTTTTAACGATCTTTTGAAAATTAGAAGGGATGTTTACGCCACAACTGTCGGGGGCAATCCAATCAGAAATAAGCTCGACTCTGTATTGATGAAGATTGTCAATGAAAGTCAGACTGCAAAAATGGACGGAAAAAAGTTTCGAGATTTTGTCCGAAACGACGGTGTGATTGCGAATGAATTGTTGAACTCCGGTGACTCAAAACTTCGTCAGGCTGGTGGAAAAATCAAGAATGCGCTTTTGACACAGTTAAGTGTGACTGATCCTGTTAAAGGTCATGTGTATAATGCTGCAAGGGAAAATTATCGAAAACTTGTAGCCTTGGAACCACTGGCAAATCCTACCGGGATTGTCGATCCGACAAAACTTTTAGCCCGTGTTGACAAGGCAAAACTTTCTGGCTCGCTAAAAGAACTTGGCGAGGTCGGACAACATATGCCAAAAGTCACCTCACAAGGTTTTGCAAAGCCTCAAGCCGGTGCCGGTGGTCATGGCGAATGGTGGAAAACAGCGGTCGGTGCTGGCGGTATCGCAACAGCTGCGCATCAAGGTTCACCTCTTTTCCAACAAGCTCTTGAATATATCGGAGGGCAGCCATTGTATGCTGCAATCCCTGCAGGTGTTATGGCGGCAGGGCATACAGTTGGTGAACACCTTTTACGTTACGGAATGACAAGTCCGACGATTAATCGTC